TTAGTACTAAATTCTAAATTTAAATCTTCGTTTACATTAAAGTTTTGTAGATAGTTACCATACACTATTCTATTACCAACGCTTTCTTGAGCTTTTGCTTTTAAGGGTACATTGTCCCAAGGTCTTAATATTTGATTAGCTTCTATAACTTTATGAATAAGTTCAGATTCTATTTCTATTTCAGGATCATTTAAAGGAACAGTATCAACACTGTAAACTAAGTTGCTATTTGTTTCTTTATATAATACTTCTATTTCAGTTACATCTTTAGGAGGTGTTTCTAAACCGTGTACCCTTATATATCTTAGATTATTAATCATACCTTCATTATGACCGTCTGAAGATTTATATATAAATTTACCAGGGATAAAAACAGCTTGTGTAAACGGAGAAAATGTAGAGTATTGACCATCATTATATTTCCATCTATATGCAAATCGTGGAAATTTATATTCAAACATTGCTCCATCTTCTTCTAAAACAGTTTCCCATACTAAAGATTCGTTAGGTAAGTTAGATGGTATTGCTAATATAGTTGCTGTAATGTTTGAAAATTGATAAGTACCTGCGGATATTTGTACAACAACCTCAAAATTGTTTATACTACTATCAGTGTCCGTATATTCGGCTTTTAAAGAAAGTATATCACCTACTTTATAATTAGGTGCTTGACTAAAAGAAATACTTACAGAACTACCTGAAGCTAATGATTGAAAATCAGGGCCTCCATCTATCAGTTCTGTAAAGTTTTTAAATACAGATAATGTATTTATACCAGTTCCAACTCCGGTTCTTTTAGAGTCTTTTTTTTCAATTAATGGAGCTGTTAATGGAGACTTTTTAATAACAGTTGTATCTACTTCTATAAAATCTCTACCATATATTTCAGTATGGTTAGTAAATCCGCTTGTAGATAAAGCTGATGCTTCTTTAAATCTTTTTATATTAATACATTTAGGTTCGCTATTATCATCAGTAAAGAATAATAAGTCTTCTATTATATTAATACCTGTAATTAATTTATTTTTTGAAAACTGTAAAACATTATTTTTATCAACTATAATAGGTGATACTACATCTATGCTTTGGTTGTATTCAATAATAGCATTTACAGTGTCTGAAGCTACAAACCAATATATACATTCAGTTTTATCAAATCGAATAGACCCTATAGTTTTAGCATCATCAGGTAGACCTAATATATCAAAACCAGATGTTTGGACGTTATATTTAGTATGTGTCTGTGTATCAGCATTATAAGCACTGTTTATAATAGCTTTATTACCTAGTATGTTTTCTATAGCACCAACATCAGAACCTTCTGAGCTAGAAACCTGTATATTTAAAGCATCTCTATATTGATTACTAGGTATAATTCTTTCGTCTAGGTCTTTATTCATCTTCCCAGACGTAAATAGATTTTTAATTTCAGGCATAGTTAGTGTTTAATTTGCTTTGATTTACCTCTTAGCACTTGAGTAAGTTCCGCTAGCTTTAAATTAGATAATCTTAACTTAGCATTTCTTTTAGTAGCTATTTTCTCACGTTTAAAGCGTCCAATCATATATTCAGGCGTATTAGCTCGAACAGATAATATAGCGTGAGCTATGTGCTTATAAACAGCTTCTTCAGCAAACTTATGTACTATTGTATCTTCATCTTTACCAAGTCCGTCGCTAACATACTTTAATGTAACGATCATACCAACTAAAGGAGAGCTAAAGTGTATTATATTTTTTATTGGATCTATATAGAAAGTACCATTACTTTGTGTATTTTCTGGATCAGCACCATATCTTCTACCTTGATGGTTATCCGCTAATATATCAAAGTTATTATTGTTTTCTAATATAGAGTTTCTTGTAGGTGATGCTTTAAACTTTTTCCATGTTTCAGATTCATTTGCAGTTAATAAATCACCTGTTTGTTGATCGAATAAGTATTCGTAGTTGTTATCTTGTAATATAGGTAATGGGTTACTAGTATCTCTAGTAGGATATATTATTCTTTCAGTACCTGAGCCATCTACCCAACTTAATTTTATATAACCTACAAAATCTTGAGGTAATATCATATGTAATGTTGGGGGTATTTCTATTTCTTGTGACTTTGTAGAACGAAAAACGTCATAGCTAAACTCTTGTATTGCTCTTTTAGCGTGAAATATAACATCTGTACGTTTTACTTTAGGTATTATCTTATCTTCACCTACGTAAGAAATAATAAAGTTATTTACAATGTTTTTAAGACTAACAAACTGATAAGCTCCATATGATTCATCATTACTATTCCAATTTCCGTCAGATCCTAAATAGTATTGTTCTTGTGATTGGTTATCTAATAATCCCATATATTATGCTTTTTGTTGTTGTATATCTTTTGCTTCCTCCGCTGTGGCTATTTGGTAAATACCTACATCTTGCACCATTAATCCAGCTAAGCCTAATATTTTTATTACTAATTCTGTTTCTTCAGAAGGATGTAATTCAAAATCAACTGAACCAGTTGCATTGTATTGTGCATTTCCTAATACTGTGGTGTAATTCCATATAGCTTTTGAAGGCTTTTTGATGTAGTTTAAGGTTACATCATTTGTAGTAGTTATTTCTGATGCACCAAATACTTTAAAGCCATTAGTGTCTTTTGTATATATTGGAAAATCATTACCAGGAGCTGTAATTGGAGAAGACGTAATATATAAGTATTCGTTTTTGTTTACTCGTTCAGCTTCGGCATTGTTATATATAATTGTACCTACTCGATATAGATCTGTAGGTATACTAAAAGATGATCCGCTATATGTTAATCCTTGATTAGTTTCAAATAAACTAATTTTTTCATTTAAAACATTAAGCATATCTGAATACTCGGTGTCATTACCTGGCATTCTACTAAATTGATTTATATCATAAAAGTATTGTTCGAATATATCCATTTGCGCTTGATTTGCAAATAAATTATATTCTTCAGGCGTTAAATATCCTCTTTGCTCTTTGTTCAGTATTGCGAGCACTCTCTGATATACTGTATCTATGCTTACTGCCATATTTATTTTTTTTATAGTGATTAAACCGCCATTTAGACGGTTTAACCGCTACAATGGTTTAAAATAATTTTTTCATTATGTGTTTGTAAACCTCCATACCTTCATCGGTCTTAAACCAAGCTGCTAAAGCAGAATATGGATGTTCATCAAAAGGAACAGTCATTAACTTTCTATTTGTTTCTCCGTAGCTAAATGTACGTTGATCAGATGATAATTTAATTATTCCTTGTTGTGTAGCTTTTACACCTACGTTTCTAAGCTCTACGTTTTCATCATTTGCAAGTTCAATAAATAACGCAGGGTTTCTTTTAGCAAAGATTAATACATCTCTTTTTAATTCACTACTGCTTAACTTATCTATTTTACTACCGAACTCAGCCCTTAAAATAGCTTCAATTTGATTAATATCAAGTTCTTTAGCTAATATCAATGCGTCAATCTCTAAGTTAATATAGTCTAACTCATTTACTGATTCTTGAACCGGGTTGTACTCATAATATAATTGATCACGTAAAGGGTGGTATAAAGAAAGCAATTTTTGTAAAGAAGTTTGTTCTTTCGGTACAAATAATTGGCCATCTTTAAATGCAATACGTCCTAAAGTAGCTGTACCTTTTTGCTCTTCTACAAATGGAGAGTTTTGGTTTGTAGCATATCTTAATTCTTTTTGCATACCTGTTTCTTGATCAAAATATAACAAAGGCTTTCTAGCACTATGCTTTGCAGGTATTGTAAAGATTAAAGGACGTCTGTTATTTTTTAAAAAGTAAATCCTATCTCTTATTTCCCAAGATGGTTTTACTGGTTCTTTTTGAACTGCTGCTACTTTTGCAACTGTTGGTTCTTGAGGAGCAACCTCAACTTTTTTTGCTGGCGCTTTTTTTGTTGCCATGATATAATATAATTAGATAATTAATAAAAGTAATAATTACCCTCGTTAGTACAACAAGGGTAAATATTACATAAGTTTACTTACTATGAAGTAGCTTTTAATAATACAAAGTTGTTTGCACCTTGTACACATAAACATCTTTCAGATAAGAAGTGAACGTTCATTTCATCGTTAGCACTTGTATAGTTTCCACCTACAGATCCAGTGATCCAAGATTTCATTTTTCTATCATCTGCTTCAGAAGCTCTATATCTTATATGTAAGAATGGTCTTTGAATGTTTTTACCTAATTGCTCATCATAAACAGTAGATACACCTGCAGGTACAATAGTTCCCTCGATGTCTCCTACTAATCCACGAGTAGTTGAGTCATTTAAGTATTTCCAGTCAGTTTTATAGAAGTCATAAGAACCTCTTCTAAATCCGTTGAATCCTAAGTTAAGTGCCATATCTTCGCTGTTTTCAAAAACACCATAAGAAGTACCACCACCATAAGGAGCATTTTGAGAAGCTAACATGTTATCGATAGATAAAGCAGTAGCTCTATTCACGAAAATCATATTCTCTTCAATTGCACCTTGCTTGTCTAATTCAGCTAAAATACTATCGAACTCGCCTAATCCAGTTGGAGCATATGGTGCAGAACCAGCTACAGCATCAAAGTCAGCATCGTTATATACAATACCTCTTGACTCGATAGCAGCAAATAATCCTTCAGAACCATTATATCCAGCAGTACCAGCAGCACCTAAAGATCCAGCAGTATCGTCAAGCTCAGCTTCAACCATTGCCATTTCTAATTGATCTTCAAATCTTAATCTAGCTTCGTGCTCAGATTTTAAATACCATAAGTATCCAGAAGTTCCAGCTTCAGTAGTTACTTCAACCCATCCAATTTGAGCAACATCAGAACCATTTACGTTGTACTTGTCACGTAAGATTATTGGTTTGTTTTCAAACTTTGTGAATTTAGCATCTACAGAGTTTCCTACGTCTCCAGATCCTTTTTTGTATTCAGATCCATAAATAAATACTTTTACACCTGTTAAATCAGATCCAGTTCCTAAACCGTCTAAGTCAGCAGCTCCATAAGGTGCTACAGTTAATACAGCTCCAGATTTAGAAGTAACTCTTGCTTTCACAACGTTAACTCCAGAAGCAATAACGATAGTTGCACCGTCAGCTACTAATTTTGCGTCTGCTTCAGAAGCTAATGTTACAGTTGTTTGTCCAGCAGTTGAATTTGCTACAGCAGCATCTTCAAATGCAATGTGTAATCTTCCTTGTTCACTCCATACAACTCTATCAGAGGCCATAGGCATCTCAGCACCTACCATACGTAAGAATCCACCGATCGTTCTGTTTCCATAACGCTCAACTTCTTTTTCGTATACCTCAGGTAAAAATTGTTGTGTAAAGTCTAAATCAGTAAGAGATAAATAGTTATCTCCAAAAAGTCCTTTTACAGGACGTGGAGTCAAGTGATTTAATTCTGCTCCAGTTCCAGCTAATGCCATAATTTTAAATTTTTAGTTATTTTTTAATCTTAATTCTTAATTTTGAAGCATCCTCTCCGTTTATAGCTTTAACTGTCCAACCATTAGAAGAAGTGACTTTTTCATGACTCCCTCTCGGAGACATATCAACGTTCTTCGTTCGGGCCATACTTTCTTTGATTGCATCGGCTTTACCTTGCTCATAGAAATGTTTAGCTACCATATCTGGATTCATAGCTGTAAAAAGTGATTTGTGATAACCCTTAGCGTTAGCCATTTCATTCTTTTCATTTAGGAACTTCCTAACAAAATTATTAATGTCGCTTTGAGTTTGCTTAACCTCTTCTGGATTCTTAATATTAAACCTATACTTTTTGTCTCCAACTTCATAATCAAAACCTTTGAAATCAGCTGAGAACACGTCTTCAGTTTGTTTTAAGAATACATTTTTTTGCTTTTCAGCTATTAAAGATGATTCTTTTTGCTCTTTATTATATCGGTTAAAGAACTCCACCGCTTTTTGTTGTTCTGGATTTAATTTAGATCCAGCTTTTACTTCGTCGTAATATTTTGTTTTTAGATTATCTAAATAAGATTTTGCTTTTGCAACTTCTTCTTTAAATGCTATTTTAGCTTTTCTAATTGCTCTTTCATCGTCAAGATCTTCGTCATATGAAAAGTCTTCCATTAATATCTCAATGTCTTCTTTATCTAAATGAGGTTTTGTTGTTTCGTAGTATTCTCTTAACAACTGTTTCTCATCTAGCTTAGAATAATCTTGATTTAATTTCACATAATCTTCCAGACTACCACCTGTATCGTTTACAAAATCTACAAGCTTTTGAATATTTTCCGGTAACTCTACACCGTTGTCAACTTGATTATTAATAGCTTCATCTAATTCTTCTTCAAGATTTTCTACAGCTTCTTGAACCGCTTCAGCTTCTTCTTCGTCGTTCACTTCCTGTAATACGGTTTCAGATTCAGTAGTTTCTTCAGTAACTTCATTTAAAGTTTCTTCAGATGTTTCTGCAACAGGTTCTTCTTGTGTTTCCCCCTCTTGTGGTTTATTAAATTCTCTTAAATCGAGTTTAATAACATCCTCTTCTTCTTGCACCAGTTGTTTTGGCTTAGAAGGTTTTTGAGGTTCTTCCGTTATAGTTTCTTCAGTATTTTCAACTGTTTGATCTACAACTTGTTCTTCGTTGTTTTCCATGATAAAATATTATATAATTATTACTATTATTACTTAGGTTCAAAGGAACCTAAATCGAATCCACCACCAATTATGTCATTACCTGACGATTCAAAACTTTTAGGCGGTAAATTATTATTTCTTTGATCAATTAATTGGCTTTGTTGTGAAGCCTCCATTTTTGACCTGTCATCCTTTCTATCTTCTTTAAAACTCTCTTTAGTTTTATAAGCTTCAGCTTCTACACCTTTAAGTTGCATGTTCATTTGAAACTCCAACTGCATTAATTCTTTCTTTAAGTTTGCTTCTTGCATTAACTTTTGAGAATCTAATTGTGATTTTATTTGTTCTAATTGTATTTTCTGCTCTGTAATAGCTTGTTGCTTTTGAACTTCAGCTTGAGCTGCCACTTGTTGTGCTTGAGCATTTGCTTGTGACTGCATCTGTATATTTTGCTGTTGCTTCATTTGATCACGCTCAGCTTTCTTTTTACGTCTTATTTTTAATACTTGATTAGCTAACTTTATATTTTTAACTTCTCTAATATCAATAGCATCTTCTAAATCAATAAGCCCTGCTGACAATGCTGTTTGTATGTTATTCTCTAACATTTGTTTTTCTTCGTCATCAGGTGTTAATTCTAAGAATATACCAAAGTCATATAAATGCATCTCAGACATTTCTTGTAGTGTAGCTACATTATGCCCACCTATCTTTTGTATAAAAGCTTCCGCTGTTGGCGAAAACTCTAGTATATCAGAAATACGTAGTGCTATACATTCTGCAGTTTCTGCTGTTATAAATAATCCTGCATTTAATATATGTCTAGTTGCTGTGTTGCTATTAGCTGCTGCTATCTTTTGTATACCAACTAATGCTTTACTATCAGGCGTACTGCCATCACGTGCTTCATTTAATCCGGTTGTATCACGGATCATTTGTAAGTAATAGTTATACGTATTGATAAGCTGAGGTATTTTATTACCACCACTACCTGATGTTATTTCTTGAATAGGTACTTTACCAGGATTCATATCTCC